TGTTCAATCACAAGTGTATAGTAAGTTTTCTTTCTGTATAGGTTTTTACCTAAATCTTCTTTTGTAGGGTAAGCATTTGTATCTACTGTCATAATATAGTCCTCCTTTTTACTTTGTATTATCCTCACTACTCATTAACAATACAATATAATGTATCGCTTTTAATAAATCTTTTCGGTTTTTACCGTCTTTCTTACCATATCGGCAAAGATACTTAATGGCATTTGCTTGGCAAAAATCTTTATCAATTCCTAGTTGGCGTAACATATCTTGTACCTGGAAACCGTCTTTAGTTGTACTATAGTGTTCACCATAAGTTGATTTAATATAGTCTGATATTTCTTTTACTATTTTGTCTTCATTATATTTCATTTACTTCCTCTTTCATTAAATAGTTTACTTCTTTTCTTAATTCTCTAATACCCATTTTACTAAAATTCATAAATCTTGGTCTGATACCGTTTACAGATTTAAATTCGTCCCATATGTAATCAATTAAATTTTGTCTTACTAAATCTCTTAATGTAAAAATACCATATTCAATCCAATGTTTTTCATCTTCTATCATTAAACTTGTCCAATTACCTTTAGCTCTATTTTCTTCGTTATACTTACGAGCCTTTTCATTGTGTTTTTTAATATAATTAATTAAGTTTTGTGATAGTTGTTTATTTGCCATATGTGCCTTTCATTTGTTTACTTAATATTCTTTTTAACTTACATTCAAGTTGCCATATTCTATTTCTGGAAATACCTAACATTTCACCAACTTCTACTAAAGATTTATTATTAATAAGTCTTTCTTTTAAAATAGTAAAGTATCTATTTCTAAAATAATTTTCATCAGCTTTGTAAACATTTTTAATAGCTGCTGAAGATATTTTAATATTATTAATAATATCTATCGCTTCTTGTATAGGATTATTAATTTCACTATCAAATCTTATCATATTACCCATTAAGTGCTTCATAAATTACATCACCAACAGTATCATCATTGATACCTAACATTTCAACATTAGTAACATTAAGTATTTCTTTTTCAGCTTTAACTTCATCAATGTTACCACCTTTTAGTGATTTTAATATTTCATCTACTTGATTTTCTGCTGTGTTTTCAGCCCATTGTTTTACTTTTGACATAGTGTTTTCTCCTTTGTTATAATTAATAATATCATATCCACAGTATTTGTCAAGCCATTATTTTTGACTTTGTTTTTAATCTGTATATCTTTGCTTTTCATACTATTATCCTATCATACCTGGCCTATAAGTCAAGCGTTATTTTATGTTGATTTTATTGACTTTTTAGTAGAACAATACCAGAACATTCATAGGGGAGGCCCCTAGAGCATTATTTCCAGTTATTTTTGACCCAATTTTGGTCTGATTCGTGTGGTTTTGGATTGCCGTGGAATATGGCCACTTTGGCTATTGGTGATTCTTCAAATGTCCAACTTCTTTTATGAAATCTGGTCTGACTACGGTCTAACCACTTATATGATTGTGTCCAGGTGTCTGGAAATATCTTCATCTTTTTAACACCAGGTTGTTTATTAATGTAATTTGTTATTACATTTTGGTCACCTTGTAAAGTCATATCTTTACCTTTATTTTTTAGAAAAGGTTTCCATATAAAGTCTGTAGCATTTACATTATTAAATCTTAATATACTAGAATTGTACCAAGTTTGTGGTTGGCCAAAATCTCTCATAACACAAAAACTATCTTCATCACCATAATTGGCAAAACAATCAATGTTATCTTTTATTACTACATCTAAATCCATATAAAGACAAGGTCCATTTAAGTTGGCCTCAGGACTAAACAACGTCAGTTTATTCCAATAACCTTTATATTCTTCAAATGGTAGTTTTCTTATTTCAAAATTATGACCTGTGATATTTTTATGTAATTTTTCTCTATCTGTAAATAATATAAACTTGTGTGGTATTTTTAAATGTCTTTGTACCATATTGTACAAGTTTTGTACATAGATAGGTTTAAATTTTAGACCCCAGTTTACACATACAAAATTCATATCACTAACCAATTATAAGTTGCTCTCATACTCATAACTAGATACATTAACTCCATTAATGTTCTTGCCCAATCTCTATCTTTATAACCAAAATAAACCCACATTATACAAGATATAACACTTAACAACCAACCAACCCATTGTGTTGCTATATTAGCACTAGATAATATAAAAACACTCATCATAGCAAGGCCAAAACCAATCCATCTGGCACCGTTAATATGTTGATAGTATCTTATTTTCATACTTGTTGTTCCTGTAAAGTTTTATAAGCTGTGCCATCAGCAATTTCCGGTATCGTAAACTGATTTTCGGCTACAAACTTTAACCATTCATCAATAGTTTTGTGTCCAGGTTTTAATGGTTTTTCTATTTTACTTAAATCTCTACCTGCTACAGGTGAACAAATATTAAAGTTGTGTGTAATAACAGGTACTTTATTTAATACGGCGTCAATGGCTGACAAACTAACATTTGTAACTAGACAATGACAATCTTTTAAATCATCTTTTATGTCTGTATTCCACCACTCATTTCCTGGTCGTGGTTTATTTCTTAATTTAATTGGCCTGTCTGTGTACTTTCTTAATTCTTCACCTACTTGTTTAATCCAATCTGCCTGGCTTATACCATTTACATTATAAGTTACAGTTTGTGATGATGGTGCTAATAATATGTGATTTGTTTCACCTGTGTACCACCCTTTAAACTTTACATCAATACCTTTACTATCTAATTGTTTTAATCTTTTACCATTACCTACTTTACCTCTAATCGTATGAAGGCCACCCTTTACTATTCTAAAATATGTTTTATCTAAATCGTGTATCTTTGGTTCTGGATAACGTGTAATCTGTTGTGTTAAATAACCAACATCTACGTACCACCATTCTTCGTTCTTTTCTTTAACTTCAGCAATTAGTTTTGTATTACTACCACCTAGACCCCAAAAAAAGTGAATAGGTTTATCTTCATCTTTCCAACCTTTTTCTATATGTGGCCAGATTTGATGAGATAAACATTTATCCCAGGATAACTTATGACATATAATCATACATACCTCATACTGTTTCTACTTACTTTTTCATAAGCAGTGCCGTCCTCAATTTCTTTTAATGTAAATTGATTAGCAAGTAAACTATCTATCCATTTTTTACGTCTAACATCTGGAACATAAAAAGGTTTTTCTATTAATGATAAATCAACGTGTGATACGGGTTGACCACACGACATTCTGTCACAAAAAGATGGCACACCATTTAACACAGCATCTATACAACCTGTTGATTGTAATGACACACAAGCATACGCTTCTTCTAATTGTTTTTCTAAAGACTCATTTGTTTCTTTAGTTCTAACTATTATATCTCTTTTTGTAAATTTCTTTAAATATGATATTGTATTTTCTACCCAACCAGGCATATTAAAATACTTTTCTATATGATGTGATGGCGCTAAAACAAGTATATAACGACCATCTTTTTTCCAAGGTTTAAGTTCAATATGTTTTTTGTACTTTTCAATTCTTTCATAGTCTTTATCATTTAAATCATCAACAAAAGTTAATGAATAATCGTTTTTAGTTATACGATATACTTTATCATCAACATATGTACTTTTACCGTGTCTACCACCTAATGTATATGCGTGGTCAAAGTAATAAAAGATTTGAGGTATAGATAAACACTTTTTAATTAAATCACCTGTGCCACGTAAGATACCAAATACAGCAATAGGTGTTTTTAAATTTTCAAACGTTTCCCATACTGTTTGTTCATACTGATCTACAGGTGCTTTCTTTTTATGTAAAACACCATTTACACTTTTAATAAATGCACGTATAGGAATATCTGTCGTTTCTCTTGTTTCAAAGCCTTGTATCATTTTAATTCTATTTTAAAACATTCTGTATAATAATTAAACCAGTTTTGAGCATAATCACAATTAGAATAATCCTCAAACCAAGGTCCACCTTCGGTAAAATGTACATTCTTAATATCTTCTTTGTATTCATATTCACCAGCTAACCAATTCCATTCTAGTGGTAAATCACCAATTAAATGGTCTCCCTCTAACCATTTAAATTGATGTAATTCTAAACCAGACGCTTTGTTAACGTAGTCAGGTGTTAAAGTAGTACACTTTTTACAATTCATAAGCATA